CATTTACTAAGGGATAATTTTTCATATAAGGAAGTAAAGGTAATGCTGTATTTCCTCCAGTAAAAGATAAACTTGCCCCTTCTACCATTTCATAAAAAATAGTTCCTATACAACTAAACCCACCTAATATTTCAAATTGGGGGTGTTGGTTATCTAATATAATATCAGTTACTCTAGCAGAAATAACAGTTGGTGCTATTGCTGTAGAATTTGTATTAGGGGATGAAGTGGTTGATTTAACCCCTAACTGTTTATTTACACTAGAAAAACCGTATTTATTTGCCATCTTTTTTATCTTCGAAATTAGTATTTAACTTATCTAATTCTTCCATTAATTGTTGTTTTTCCTCATCGGTAATACCTAATGCATCCTCGCTAGAACTATTATTAAGCGCACGTTGTACTATAGTAGCCATTTTAATTAATTGTTCATCGTTACGAACGCCAATATCCATATATTCTTTAATAAGGGGTACAATTAAAGTAGCATCCCCAATATCATTAATTAAAGGTTTAAGTTCAGATATTAAACCCGATATTTGTTTTTCTTTCTTTTTTTGATTGTTGTATATCTCTTCTAAGATGTTAGAGAATTTTTTCTTCCCAAATACAACACTATCTAATGATCCCATAATGTGATTTTGTTATAAATATAAAAAAAACCTAAAATCTAGCGTACCCGTTTTCTAAGTAAAATATATATTGGGTTTTAAAAATAACATGAAGTTTATCTGCTATTTTAGTAATTTTAGGGGTTTTTACATCTACCATTTCTCTTATGTAAATATATAATGCTTTTTTATTAAATACTTCTAATAATTCTCTTTTACGAAATAATTCTAAAATAGCATCCGCAATTTGGGCATCATTCTTTTTTGGGAATAAATCAAATATGTTTTCTGAAACATGGTCAACAAATATATCTACATATTTATCTAAATCACTTTTTACTTTTTCATCTCCCTGATTATAAGTGTGAGTTGAATTTTCTCCAGTTAATACTTCAACTCCAACTTTATTAATTTTCTTTTTATAATTTTTAGTATTATATAATATTAACCAACGTTTAACTATAGTTCCAAAATAAGAATACGCTTTGGCCCCTCTAGTAGGATCGAATAAATGTATTTTAGATAATAAAAAAGTAATTATTTCATGTTGTAAATGTTCTAAATTCTCAACTTCAGTATGATAAAATTTAAAGGTATGAATTATATTTTGGGTAAGTTTAAAATAGGGGTAATGTATATGTTGTTCATATATTTTACTCCTTTGTTTTTGATCTTTAATAGGATCTAGTTTATTATATTTTACTATATAATCTTCAGTTTCTTGAGTAAAATAATTTTTACTTTTTTTCTTTCTTTTTCTAACAGTAGACATTATGTATTTTCTTTTTTAAATTGTGATAAATCATTTTGGATAATTTTAACTTCATTAAAAAACCATCCTATTTCATCATCACTTTTAAAAGTTCCCCTTTTGTCTATTTCTTTTAAACGATCATTAGAAAATATAATATGTTCTTCTATTTTATTAATAAATTCTTGGTGGGATACTAATATATCTTCCGCTTTTTCATTTTTGCGTAAAAGGTTAAAAGTCGTATACCCAAAGATAACGACTAATAAACTTAATAATACTAATATAATTTCTACCATTATAAACTGTCTAACATATTTTTTAAACCAGGACTTGATACACTATTTAGTGCTTTAGTTTTAGATGATTTAATATTGGAATTCAATGTATAATTTTTCTTTGGCGTATCCACGCTATTTTTAGAAAATTTTGGTAACCATTCAATCTCAAATTCAATACGCGCAGCCATCATGTCAGCTTGATGCAAAATAAATGGAAGTGATGTGCGAGGTTTCTGTTCTGGCATAAATGCTTTTAAATATTTCTCATTTGCTGAGTCATATAAACCATCATGTGTTTGAATAGCTAACATTTCATTAAAAGTATATTTAATATCATGTTGCTGAAGTAGAAATAATCCACGATCAGGAACGGCTGCGAATGGTAATGCCTTATTAAACATATAATCTTCACCTAACTTATCACGTCTCCAATTATCTGTCTGGGGTACATATGCTTCTTCAGTATCGGATCCCATTTTACCTAAATCATGATTAATCGCCGAAAATACCAATTCTTCCTGGGTAAATGTCGTCATATCACAACCAAAACCTTCCCATACAGCGGACATGGATAAAGCAGCTTTTACTACTCTATTAACGTGATCTACATACCCACCTGGGAATGCTGAATGGTATTCTTTTTTATGAGCGGCGGGCATTAATATAATACGGTCCTCATATCTATTATAAAAATCAAATAATTTTTCTTTACGATCTCCAGTAATGTATGTTCCAATATTACTGTTAAATTCTTTCCAATTTGCTTGAATTTGTTCTGCTGATAATTTCATAACTTTTATTTTAAATTTTTAATTAACTCGTCTGCTGTTCCTTTATCTTCTATAAATTTAGCCCATTTTCCATCTGGACATGATGATATTAATGATCGGGTTTTACTAGCCATTGAACAACCACATAAAGAACAACAAGGAGCAGTACCTGGGATGGTACATTTACTTCCATTTTTATCCAAATGAATACATTGTTGGCAAATTGACCACCTAATAGCAGCTATTTGTTCTACATCTTCTTTAACAAATATTCGGTTACGTATCCCTTCATAAATTGCGGGCATATTACCAAATGCTTCTATTAATTTGTTAAACCTGTTCATTATTAGTTTTCATAGACAGATTTAGGTTCTCTTTCTATAAAAGATTTAATGTCTTCCAAAAGAGATTTTGATCTATCTATACCATCCTTGTAAGTTTGAACGGGTTCTTGAGTATTAACTATTCGTTGTAAATTTGTTAAGGTAGCATCTAATTGTTCTAACCTTTGTACTATAATTGTTCTATTCTTCATAACTTATATATTAATTTTATCTTATTACTCTTTTCCCCCCTGTTATTCCAATTCCTTATTTCCTAATATCCCTTTTTTTCCTAAACCTGTATTGCCAATGTACGAATAGTATTTTTAATATCCTAGTTATTTTAGGTAAGTTTTACTATTTCTTTTATTTTATATAAATGTGCGCATTTTTCATACTCTTCATAACTTTCAAAAAAACTAAGAGCACCATCTAATACTTTACAAATTATTTTAGAATCAAAACTTACAATAGCTTTAATATCTTCACTTTTGTCTAGATCAATATTTTTAATATAACTCCAGGCCCTATAATATACTGTATATTCGGATGCTTCTTTAGTTGACTCTACATTATAATCAGGTTGTTCCTGTTTAAGAAATTTTGATAACTTTTTATGAAATATTTCATGGTTTTGTATAAGTTTAACAAACATCCCAATTTTAGCATAAGGACCATTCATAAAATCTTTGATTTCCTCTTCTGTTTTATCCCCTACTACTTCTTTACCGTCTACAAACAATTTAAATATTTTATTTTTATCTATCATTAATAGTATTTAATTATAAATATGTACTACTTATCTAGATCTGCTAATTCAGATTCAATATCGCTCTGAATTTGTTTTAAAATTTTATATTCTTTAACAATATCTTTTTTATTTGGATTATCCGGGTGGTATCTCCACATTTCATCCATTACTGTTGAAGTTGCTACCAAATCATTAATTAATTCTGATTTTACGTTATCCTGGTCCATTTGTTCTTGTGTTATATTCATTTTATTTAAATTTATTACCAATTAATATAATATTATCTTTTGCTTCTTCCAAACTAATATGAAAAAATTCTTTTCTATTATTTACTCTAAATGCCTTTAATTTCTCATGAGTCATTCTTTCTACCATTTCACCATTAAAACACTTATAAGCCCATTCTACTTTATAAGGTGTAGGAACACCAGTAGCAGATGATATTTGAATTGCTCTTTCTTCAGGCTTTAATTTAGTATACCCAATTTTTAAATATTCTTTGGGTAATGATGGGTTTGATAATACATATACCCATTGATCTCCTTCACCTTGGTCTGCATAAAGCCCATACTTTTTTTCGGTATAATACGTTACGTCTTCCCATCCCTCACCTCGTTCACTTGGGGTGATGGTAAAGAAAGCTGCGTTTTCAATACCGGTATTTCCGTAATTTTCACGAAGGGGGATTAACCCCCCCGCTACTTTTTCTGTTATCCTTTTCATTATGCTACTAATTCTAATGCTTTACTAAACATTTTTTTATTTACATCTTGGTCTTGCTTGAAATTCTTAATAACTCGAGCTTGACGTTTTTTACCTGATTTGGTAATATATTCGAAATTTCCTTCAATAATATTCTCTTGAACACGATTAAATACTTCCCAAAGCATATTTCCTTCATCTGCTTTACGTTGAGCTTCTAAAACTTCCTCAACTGCTTTATCATCAAAAGTATTTTCTGTATCTTCTACTCTAATATCTAGAAATGATTAGCAAGATTAAACATTTGTTCTTCTCCTAATTCAACTTCTTTCATCTTATTCATTGCTTCAACAGTTAAAGGTAATCTTTCAACCATCTCTTTAATAGTATCTTGTAAAGTTGAAAAATCATAACCCATATGACGAATTTTAACATCCTCAAATGTATCTGTAGCTACAACTAAACCATTTTCACAAATCATTCTAAATAATCCAGCAGTAAATTGGAATGAATTTTTACCATCATGAGAATTGGTAAGTAATACTTGTGGATAAACGGTATCACCATCTTCTCCATTAATAACAACATCATTATTTCTAAACACAACTAAGTGCTTTTGAAAACCATTTGTTGACTCTTTTCTTGACTTAACTTCTTTTGCATCAACAACTCCCCAACCTAATAACTCCATATCTTTGATCACTTGATCAGTTGGAATGTGGGTGTACTTATCACTTGTATTTTCTGAACCAACTTGGGTAAAAATACTTGGAGCGATTTCTCTTAACTCTTCTAAACTCTTAAACTCTTGACTTTCGTAATTTAACATACCTTTATTTTTAATTAATTAATTGTTGTCATTATTAACAACACGTGAATATACGAACCCTAGCCCGGGAAGCCAAGCCTCCCGTGCATTACTTTCGATTACTTTTTAAACAATAAACTTGGTGAAACTCTCATTTGTGCTCCTATTCTTCCATTACCTGGGTTAAGCTTTTCAACTCCAATATTTTTAGAATTGATTTTAATAACTCTAAATTGATCTTTAGGATTAACTTTTTTATGATTAATACCAACTGTATCTCCAACTTGAAAATCATCTTTAGTTGCTTTTACAATTTTTTCTCCTTTTCGAGCTGTCATTTTACATCTTAACTCACTTCCATCAAAACTGATAGTACCTAATGAGATATTACAACCATACTGCTCTTCTAATTTAGCAACTGCTAATTGAAAATCACTTCTAAACCCTTTAACATTTTGTCTGTTGAACATAACCTTTATTTTTAATTAATTTTAATCGCTCGAACCATTCGAACACCTAAATATACGAACCCTATCCCGGGTAACCAAGCCTCCCGTGCATTACTTTAACTTACTTTATAAGCACTATTTACTTTACGTGTTAGACGCTTATCATCTCTCCAATTACCTTTTATTACACCATCTATAAGTGCGAATGCATGTCCTTTTACTGTAATAATATAATTACCTTCACTATGTGCTTTAACAAATTCATTTACTTTATAAGGCACTTGAACTATTTCACGTTTAATAACCCATTTTTGTTTGGCATTACTCCATCTCTCAACTTTAGATTTCTGAGGGCGGGTAACGTAACGGTAATCACTATATTTACTTGCTTTACCTAATTGCTTCATCTTCTTACCAAACGCTTGCTTAATTTTAGGCATATAACGTGAAGTATAAGTACCTTCACCAGATTTACGGTGCAATTTCATCTCACAAAAATGATGTGCTTCAATATAATCAACATCAAAAGCATGTGATACAGCTCTTACAACACAATCATTGTTTTCTTTATCCGATAACATTGAAGATGCTTCAGGAATACCAAATTTTGTAATTAAACGTTGTGCTTCTGTTCTCTTATAACTCATATAACCCTTATTTAATGTTGTGCCTAAATGCTCAACATGGTGAATATACGAACTCTATCCCGGGTAGCCAAGCCTCCCGTGTATTACTTTAAACAGTTATTTCTAAACTCATCTCCCCCGTAGCTCTTAAAAAGGAAGAACCAGCAGCTACAGTAGAATCGGGGGTAAATTGATATATACCACCACCATTCTCTACAACAACCGAAGATATATATGAAGAGGTAATTAAAGTATTTTGGTCAATGTCGGAAAATGAAGAATATAAACCTAAAGCATTAGTAGGTCTAGTTGAGTCATAAAAACCATCACCATCTCTAACAGTTTCCACAGTAAAATACGCAGAACCGGAAATTTTAAGATCTATATTAAAAACATAAGATACTCCACCAGTTAGTTCCTCTATTGGTGTTCCTTCTCCATTTAATTGACTTGGGGTATATGATGCCATAAAATAATTTTATTATAAATATATAAAGGGTGGAAAACGACTCTTTCTCTTATACATACCTACATCTATAAATACGTATATACTAAGTAATACATAAATTCCTTGTAGTATTCCGTGGTTTCCATAATTGGGGTTCGTATATTGAATCAACATAAAAATAAACACATGGAATTAATCTATTTTATCTTAGGATTCTTATTTACCGTAACGGGTTATGGAATCGTACTACTAACCAAAACGAAATCTTCACATACGGCATTACTGAAGGAACTACATTCATATAGAGATCTCTCATTCCAACAATTTGACAGATCTGTTGCTAAACATAGCAAATTAGAGAGTAATATGAAGGAGATATCTGAATATTATAATGGTGTCCAGAAACAAATGGAAGAGGATGCATATGAGGGTAATACGAAGTTAAACGAGCGTATAACGCAATTAGCAGAAGTATTTAATGAGCAGGGAAATAGGAATA